ATAGTAAGGCTAAAAAGAAAGGTGCTCATTTTGAGCACCTTAACTATCATTTGTTGTCGATATTAATCGTTGTTTATCACGACTTACTTTCCGATGCAGAAAATAAGGCAAGATACTTAATTTATTGTAAACCAATACTTTTTATATGTACTATTATGCTGCGAGTAACAAAGTAGTAACAAAATTTACCCTCTCTGCCATTTTGACATGGAGAGAGGGCTTTCAACGCAACTGATGAAAACAACATCAGTATGGGCGCAAAGGTAGGCAAAATATTTGAGATTAGATGAACCTACGAATGAAATTTAACAAAGGTTTTCTAAAAATCCACCCAATAGAGAGAATTAGCAATGAAAGGATTATCGGGAAACCGTTTTTGCAAGTCTTTTCCCATTTTGTCAGTTCTCTCGCCACAGGATATGGAACTTTGACCGCCTTATCCTTATAGACAATACTATCCTTATAATTTATAGGTGTCTTTGTCGGGATTGGTTTCTCCTGCGGTTTCGTGTTCAATGTATGGAATAGCGAACCGTCTGGATTGATACGAGCCAAGGATGATGCAAAGTCATTTTCAAGAAAGCTCGTACTATCTTTCACGGTTCTCTCTGCCTTTTGTGCTGGCACATTGAAGAACACGGTATCGGTTTTCCATTCAGTCCGATAAATGACCTTGATATTTGTGCTATCCTTTACGAAAGTTGGGGGGGCGGTCTGTTTTGATGTCTTGCATCCAATCAGAGAGATGATGATGACCATCAACAATGATACGATTGAAAGATGTCTCATGTTACAAAGATTTTATGTAAGTGATTATTGCATTAACGTGCAACTCTGTGATTTTTTGCTTTCCCTCTTCTGACAAAAGGAAATCCACATCATCCTTGTTGTCTTGGAATAGGTTTTCCGTCAACACGGCTGCGCAAAGAGTATCACGGCATATAGCGAGGTTCTGTGCGATGTACTTCTCTTTTGGTACTGCACGATTGCCCTTTAAGTCGAGATTGATAGCTTCATCCCAAAGGAAAGCAGCCAACTTCTTACTACGAGCGGATGCGTTCAAACCCACATGAGCTGAGAAACCTCTTGCATCATGCCATTTTCCATCACCTCCTGCTGCATTGTTATGGATTGAGAGTACCATCACATTCTTTGAGCCGAGCTTACGGCAAATGTCATTCACTCTCTTGCAACGAATGGATAGAGAAACATCCTCTTCCTCTGTCACGATACGCTCAGCATCATATCCACGACACTTCAAGCAGTTTTCCACTCTCTTAGCAATCTCTCTTGCATAGGCATATTCTCTGAGTCTGCCATCGGGGGATTGCTTGCCCGATGTATTGACACCATGCCCATTGTCTATAAGAATTTTCATCATTATATATTTTGATTGATTTTTTGTATATAATTTTTCCGAAAAATTGTATTTTCGTTTTTATGAGTTAAGTCTCTGATAGAAATCCGTCTTGATGTTGTCGTATGCGAGCTTTACGTTTGTGTATGCTCTGGCATTGTTCGCCCCATCCTCATTGTAGATTTCGCCCTCAACCACTTTCGCCACGTCCTCAACCCATTCGGATGCGCAAAAGTCTGATAGAGGTTTCCCACGAAACGTAAAGGGGTCAAATCTACTCTTACGGTCATCGTGTATGACTTGAAGAGACTTTCGTATCTTTGCTGCGGTCGCTTCATGGTCGATGATGTGGTTCTCTGTTCGGACTCTCTTAATCAATCGGCAAACTTGCTCAATGGATAGGTCGAAAGCAAATCCTGTGAGGTTTCGGATGCGGAGCATCGTCTCAGTCTTCAACCCCTCTGATATGTCTTGAAGCATATCATTTTGGAGATGGGTCTCAGCCATCAATGCTTTCAAACTATCCTTGTTATCCTGCATCATCTCAGAGATAATCGACTTGAACCACTTGAATATTGCTACCATCATGACAGAAGAGAGCAACAGGAAGAAAGCAGCGGTTATCGCCATCATTCCGTAATCACTGATACCTTTTACGATTGCGGTTACATTCTGCACGTCATTCATAGGGCTATTCTGATTATTCGTCCGATACCCACTCCTGCCACGGTCAGCCCGAAGTCTATCCAATCCCATTCACCGCCCCAAAGTTTATCTTTGAGTTCGAGGGATGCAGCCACACCAAATCCTGCATAAGCAGCGCAATAGTCATCATCTGCACCCAAACCGATGCAGACTCCACCGATGAGATGTTTCCATCGGTTGCTCAGTTTTAACCAATTTAATATCTTTTTCATACCTTATTATTTATAATTGGCTACAAAAATACAAATATTAGTGCGTATTAAGCACTAATATTTAGAATTTCTAACAAATCGGCTTCCAATTCATTGATTTTTTCTCTGATTGACTGCCTTTCTTTATGCAAAGTGACAATATCATAGGGTAATGTTTCACCGATAAGCGTAGCCTCATAACATTTAGTTACTTGATAATCTGTATCAGAAAGTTGTTGCTTTAATGTGGCAATTTCTTTCTTTTTCTTTTGAGTATCAATCACCTTTTCATATTTGTAAGATATGCTATCTCCATTATCAAATGGAGTAACACGAATTATATAACCATCATCCGTTTTAATTTTAGATGTATCTATATCGTCAACCTTTTTCCATTCAGATGGTAGATTTGCGATTTGTTCTTCTTCTGAAATGGTAATAGTTTCAATTATATCATCTGCAATTTTACGTTTTGTAATGATTGGCTCAATCTCTTTTGTAAAGAGGATGCCATTTTCTATATATCCAAATACTTGCATAGTCCTAATTACTTAAAGTGATATTGGTGAACTGCCCAAATGTCATAATTCACCTTGTTTATTGAATATGTAACTCTGCGGCATACCGTGACCCATCCACATTGGCAATCATAGTAATCATTTTCAGAGTCATCATCGTAGATATGTGTTCCGTCTTTTGTATCTATTCGTGTGACTCCTTGCCCCATTTGGATAAACTCTACTTCCATACCCTCATAGGCATTTGATGGGAGATATATAGTGTTTGTTTTATCCTTGTTAATAAGTCCGATAACCGTTGTCTGTGTCTTGGATAAAGAATATCCGTCTTTACTATCCGTGAAATAGAATGTACTTTTTGCAAAGCCACATGCTTTAAGATTGTAGAAGAAACCACCATAAGCAGGAGCAGTACCATCGTTTGATGCTCGTCCATAGACTCCAGCCACAAGGCTTTCATCTTCATTCATAGACCAATCTCTTTTATTAAGATTTGCAAAACCCAAACCAACGATAGCCCCTCTTTGTGTATATCCAGATGACGATGGCATACCATCTGTTTCAGCAAGATTTGCGAATATGCCTGTTGGTGACATATAAGCAGTACCTGTTGAATATGATGGAGAATTTTTAGCCCTAACCTCAATAGTTCCATTATCCAAGCTCAAAGAAATCTTAGACCCATAACTATTACTGCCGAGATTATACTCACCGCCATTTGTATTCGTTTCCAAAGAGATGAGACCTCTTAGAGCATCCAAAGTGATTACATTACCCTGTTCAAGTGTCGATACAATTTTTCCATCTTTGATACGCCAATCACCAATATGCGCACCATTAACAAAAAGGAAATCAAGATATAAAACATCATCGACATAAGATAACTTATCACCAAGTTTCATCGCTCCTGTATTCAAGTCGAGCCAACTCTTACCATCTGCACTAACCACCTTATCGGTAGTGATACGAGATGGAAGTATCTCAGTGAAGCCATACAAATTGACATAGCTACGTTCATCCACATAGGCACTATTGAGGATGCCGACCAAAAGATAATAATATCCGTCCACCGCATCCATATCAATAGCAGTTTCTGAGAGTGTAAACTCGCCCTTTGCGTTGGTGTCTGTACGGCTTACTTTGGCATAAAGGTAGTATTTCTTGCTATCATCATCAAGCACAGGAGAAAGATACTCTGCAACTTCCCAAACCTTATACTCACTATCCGCATGAATGCTTGATATGGTCGATATGCCGAGGGTCATGTGTTGCAAATAACCATGTGGGCAATGTAGCTGCTTTACCGCATTGTCATAGGTGATTAGGAACTCAATAGGAGAGAGTTTTGATTTACTCTCAACAAATCGAAATTGCAGACTTTCATCACCTACGAGCATCGCCATTGTCTGCACCGTGATAGGACTGACGGACTGAGAGAAATTCAATAGGGAGTCATTGAGCATTGATATTGTTTCCTTTGCATCCCTAAATCGTCTCTTTGTGTACTGCATGATGTCCTTTTTGGTATCATCAATGACAACTTCTGTATTGTCTATCTTTTTGAGGTCAGAAGCAACGGAACTGCCCGATACTGAACTTGAAAGCTCAATCGTAGGGGAGTAAGGCGAACTCAAATAATCCTTGATGCCTGTGATACGTATAGACACACCATCCTTGGCGAATTGCGTATCAGAGAATAGAATATATCCACCAACTTTCAAACGACCGCCCACACGTAACCAATTACGCTTTGACCATAGACCTTGCAAAGTTCCTGTAAACGTGAATTTCTGTTCCTCATGCTCATACATATACTTGACCGCTTCCCTAAACATATCCCATGATGCGCCTACCTTTTGAGTATTGTCGCAAATATAGGACTGAGGGAGCATGATGCCAAAGACGGCATAAGTGTCGAGACTATTTATAGGAAAGTCCTTGCTTGGAAAAGTCTGACCGTCCTCTTCCATAGGCACTAACTCAAACCTACGCTCTGCGTGCTTATACTTGAACTCAAATTCTCTTCCTGCAAGCATTCCAGATTGGAATATAAGCGTAGGGGTTTCTCCTGCAATGATGTAGTCATTGTAATTCAAATCGGATGGGATATTATTGTCTATGATGTCATAGAAATTTTTATCCTCATTGATAACCTCCACCTTTGACACGATACCAATTCTTGATGGGTAGAACTCATCGCAATCGAGGGAGTCTTCCTTGACCGCATCCGAAATCTTATCCACACGCTCTATATAGAGACCGTCCGCATCTGTCTTGTAAGTCCTGCCCTCATATTCGAGAGTTTGAGACTTTGGCAAAAGCAGATACCGAGAGCCATATTTCGAGCGGTCGATATTATCCTCTCCGCCCTGCACATAGAGCCTCTTGATAGGCATTTCGTCACTCTGTGAGGTTCTTCCCAAGCCTGGGATAAATCCGTTTCCCTTACCGTATGAGAGTGGGAGAGGGTCATCCTTGAAGTATTCCACCTTGTGAAGTGAAATCTTCTTATTCACGATTTCCCATTCAGTCTCAAAGGTATCGGCTATCGACTGCAAGGCTGCATCTATATAGGTATGGTTAAACTCGATGGTTTGCTCATTTGCTTCGATACATTGACCGACTGACCAATTATCTGCACCCTCTTTCTCATTGAGGTTTCTGACTATCTCTTGTATAAACTCCCTTGGAGTAGCACACATAGACCATTTCAAGCGTTTATCGACTGAGTTACGGAGTTTGTAAAGCCCCATATATTCATCGTCCTGTCCGAAAGAAATAGTATATTCGATGTTTCGTGTTCCACTCTTCTTGATGTTTTGAGGGGAGAACACCTTAAACCGCATATTCTGATACTCGCACCATGTACCCACAGGAAACTCAATATACTCTGGCAAAGAGAATTTGAGTATTAACTGAGGTTTCTGCATAAGCGCACGATAACGGTATGAGTTGTCATCCTCATATATATCAAGAGTCGTATTGTTATAGTGAAGTGTTATCATCTTACTCTTTTTTGTAGTTGAAGTAAAAACGTCCGAACACTCGAACCGCTATATAATAGATGTATGCGATGATGGTCATCCGTACAAAGGCAGATGGATGCTTGTTTCTGTCATCTGTCACTTTCTTCATCATTCGGAAGAAAAGCAGTCTGTCAGCATCCTTTCTGTCTGCCTTGTTACCGCCTATGTCATAATCATCATCGTGCATACAGCAAGGAGTATAGAATTTCCTTGCATAGGGCGGTTTAATATATTTAAGCACACCCTTTTCACAACCGCATCCGTTACTCATCGCCAATCAAAGCAGAATAATCGACACCATCTTTCTCAGTCCATCCCTCATTAAGGCACTTAGAGATGTATGCGAAAGCCTTTGTGTAGAAATCCGTGAATGCTTCGAGCTTCTGGAATGTGTGATATACCGGTTTGCCGTCAACATCCTCACCAAGTTTGAACTTAATAGGTAACGTTGCGCCATCGGTCTGAACCGCCAAATCATAAGCAGCCTTAAAGTTGATTTGGTTCTCAGTTGATAGGTACACCGATTTACCATTCCACACGAAACCACCGAGGATAGTTGCATCCGTTTCCTTGTTGATAAGGATTTCAATGTCCTCTTTCAACTCTTCAATGGTTGGCTTATGGTCATAGTTCTTGCGATAATTGTAACCATTATCACCATCCTTGCCGAAACCGAATATCAAGAGATAGTTGGTTTCGCTCAATCTTACGATTTTGTCTTGTCGCTCATTTGCTCCATAGACTTTGTAAAAATCCTTATTCATCTATCTTTATATTTAGATTGTTAAACAATGCCTTTAACTCTTCATCGGATGGTATCTGATGACCGAAAGCAGTAGCGGAACAAAACGCATACTTAGGGAATGCGCCCGAGTAATCGGATGTTATGGAACAGAAGAATGGCAGTTCACCATCTTTCTTACGTGCTTCCAATTCTTCCCAATTCTCTCTATCACCCGTCCAAAGTTTACGAAGTTGGTTTTGAAAGATGATACTGACCACGTATTTCTCTCTTGGTTTCTTTACAAGAGATGTGTCTCCACCTTTCGCCAAGGTCGCATCGACCTCATCCTTGTATCTCTTTTCCTCAATGGCTGGTATTACGTTAGACTCAAAATCCACCACGATAAATGGCTTGTGGTCTAATTCCCTGCCACTGATTTTGCTACCTCTAAAACTTTTCTTTCCGTTCACCGTCATCGGGCTACTCTTCGGTTTACCAAAATCTTTCATTCTTTTCTTCTTTAGTTTGTTCAATTCTTTCGGGTATAGGAGCGTTTCGAGTAGATGCCAACATCTTGCGTGCTTCGCCATACCCCAAAGTGAACCGATTATTTCTGTTCTTCTTTTTCTACTCTTTATGCGATGAAGTTTCCTTGCGTAATTCTTCTTTACTCTTTTTCTCAATCTGCTATATTCATCGGGATAGGTTACATATCCGAGAAAGTCCAATCCCTCATCAATGGGAAATATCCTCTCATTTGGCTTGATTTCCTGTTGGATGTAATCAATCCGCTCATGTACCAATCCCCTGCACTCCCAAAGGTACAACTTGCTCGAAGCCCCGATAAGTCCATCATCACAATACCGATAAAAGTGTTTGACTTCATATCTATCTTTGAGATAATGGTCGAGATATACGGACAACAGGAGATTGCAAACTCCTTGCGATGCCCTTAATCCCATACTCATCCCCAATCCATCGGGAAGCATCCTAACAAACTGCTCCATGATGCCGAGGAACTTCTTATCCTTGAATGTCCTTTCGAGTGCGTACATCGCAAAGTCTTGATGTACGGTGTCGTAAAACTTCCTTATGTCGAACTTATACCAAAACCTTATATCGGGATAGAGTCTCATGTCATTCTCGATATAGATTTTCAAATCGTGCATCCCTCTATTCTTGATGGATGCCGATGTGGTACGGATATATCTCTTTTGGAGATGTCTATCGACCACCCTCATCACGGCATTAACCTTGATACGAGCAGCCATGCAAAATACTTGGATATGCCTTATCTTTCCTGCCTCCTTGATAATCTTTGTATAGTAGCCACCATTCTTTGCTTCATCCTCAGTTGGTGGGCGATGCACTGGCATAAGGCTTATATGTCCGCTTAGTATCTCTTCACGAACTGATTGCAGAAACTTCTCTCTGTGCTTGATGAGCCATTTGCCCTCAACCAAGATTTCTTTGCGAAGTTTACCCCTTATGACCTCATCGAAACTATCTTCAAGATTTTGTTTGTAGATGATTTCTTCTATAATATATCCGTCTCTTTTCATTCGATTTTAGAAGCCTTCAATTTCCGTAAGCCCGAGATGTTCGAGAATTAACCTACCAATCTCTACTTACCAATGATATGTTTCAGTTTTCCGACATTGTGCCGTTTTTACTGAGGGTTGGGTTTCTCGCTCGCAGATATTCACCATTCCATGATGATTTTCCGTAGGAGCGATTTTATTGAAATTCTTGTTTTTATTGTTTGCAAGCCGAGAGCCGATATTCGTATTCGAGTTCGCAGAACCGTTATTCGCATTCGCATAGACGAGACCGCCATTCGCATTCGCATTGTTATTCGAGCGACCGACAAAACGGCAACGTTGAAACCCTCCACCTTTTTCTGTTATATCATTTGTGTGCGAGGCGGCGACCTCATTCTTCGGGTCGCTACGCACACGCATAAACGCATTTTCCTATTCATATTTTATTCGTTTTTTATCTTTATTTTTCCTCTGAAGGCAAGCCGAGAGCCGATACTCGTATTCGAGTTCGCAGAACCGTAACTCGCATTCGCACAGACGAGACCGCCATGCGCACTCGCATTGCTACTCGAGCGACCGACAAAACGGCAACGAGCGGATGTGTACCACTGACAATCGGTATAGTTTGCAGCCCATACAGAGTTATCTGATGTCACCTTGGATGCAATCACATCGCAATATCTACCGTGCTTTACACGACCGATGCAATAACCCGAAACATTCAAGCCCTGCACAATTCTCTCAGTCTTTGTGATAGGGTCGAATATGTGCCATTTATGGTCTATCGGGTATGAGCTGATTTCGGTCATCTTCGATTTGAGAGCATCGGCATAGTTACTGATATTGATAGCAACATTATCCATAATCTCCCATGTGCAACCAAAGAATGACTCAAAGCCAAGGCACTTGTTACCGCTTAATTGTCCTCTGGTACTATCAGAGTTACCGAGAGCATCCGCATAGCCTGTCGTACCTCCTGCACCTCTACCATATCCGCAAACCAACTGAGCATCACGATTGCCGACAAGTGAGAAATAAAGTATTGCCATCAACTTGCTCATCTCATAGTCGAACAACTGATAACCGCTACCTCTTCGGGCTGCAAGGTTTTGGAAGTCCTTAAAGGTATAGTTCATTGCTCCTGTTGGAGTGTTCGTAGGCTTACCCTCATCATCATATTTCCATTCTGCCGATGTCGTTGATGTGCCCGTACCACAGCGCACATTTGCACCCGAAATGGAACGTAACTGAGTCAAACCATCCACGGAAGCATGATATACACCTCCAAGCCACTCATCGTTATGCACCCAATCAGGCTCAATCGCCTCCACCTCTGCACTATCTACCGAAATGGCTTCAAGTGAATTGTTGTTCACGGATGATGCAAAGACGAAACTCTTTGCCCCTGTTGGCACATCGGTAAAGATATAATCACCCTCCACAAAGTCAAACATGGAACTTGAAATCGCCATGTTGAATGTCTTGATGATAACTCCATCCTCATTGAGGAACACACCACCGATATTGCTATTGTTCAAGCCTGGGTATCTCACTTGCTTCATACCGCTCACATCTATCAGATAAGCGTTATAGTTTGGTGTATCTGAAAGAATGCCATCCGATGTAAGAGTTGACACTCCCAACTCAACGGAATTTATCATCACCGCAGAATTTGTCTTATAGATGATGTCTTTCAACGTCTTTCTGACAATCTTGCTTGCGGTTGATAATGGCTCAGAGTCAAGGCTGCTCCATGCGATATACTTCTTTTGGTTCTTGAAGTCATTGATGCCCTTGTACCAAAGGTTAGGGCAACGCATCATCACATCGAAACCATCTCCCAAACTATCCTTGAAGTCGAAAGTAGAACCATCTGGAAGTTGCTGATAATTGCTTTCGCTAATTCTCTCGCCCTCCCAAATTCCTGTTGAAGTATTGAGTTTGCCCTTTACAGGAATGAGTTTCTTTCTGATGCGAGCAACGTGACCGCTTGCAGTGAATTTCTCTCCTGTCGTGCCGTTGTCGAGGTTTGTAACGTTCTTCGGGTCATCCACCGTGTCATCAAATACGACCATCGTATATTGCGCATTGTGAATTGTAAGCAGTGGGAAATAGTCTTGCAACGATTTCAACTCACTATCATCAATCAGTTTCGACAATATCCATTTTCCGCTCAGTCCATCACAAGCATCGTCAAGGTCTGACCCGATACCCTTTGCACCTGTACTTTTGAGTGCCGTGAGGATGCTTGTGTCAGCCGTAATGTCGATGTTTGGCACATATATCTCACCGATGCCTGCACCGCCATTGATAGTGTCAGATAGGAGCGTGAAAGTATCAATCTTTGCACATCCCGAAATCTGCAACCTCTTCACGTTGGAGAACCCTGCAATAGTCAAACCTCCATTCGGATATGTCAGATTTGGCAAGTTCACAAATGATAGAGAGGTCATCGTCTTAGGCAGTGTAAGCGTTGATATTGGCGAAGTCTCAGCAGGAGTGAAATTCTGCAAGTTAGAGCCAACTGCAAGCACAGAAACCAATCGTGGGCAATATGTCGCATCAATCGTGGTGAGTGGGAAGTTACGCACATCCAACTCTTCGAGGAATGGCAACTGACCAAGATTAAGGTTTGTAAGTTCCTCTCCTGTCTTTGTGGCTGGAGAATAACTTGAACCACCGATGATAAGTTTCTTGATGAGAACCAACTGTGATATATCCCAACCGCTCTGCTTTGGTGTCGCATTTCTGATGTCAAGTTCCCCGATACGGTCTGCACCATAGATGTAAAGCATCACACCACTTGCAAGACTGGTATTGCCCGAATTGAGGGTTGCACTTTCTCCTGCTTTCAGATAAACGCTTTGTCTCATACTCATTGTCTGGTCAACACCGATACCAAAGAAACCATCCTTTGCAGCGGTTATCTTCACACTCATGTTTCGACCTGTGCAACGCATAGATACTGCCGATGAGTAAATATCTCCGCACTGATAGAAACCATCACGATAACGGAAACGTGTCTGAACGAAATCACGTAATCTTTGAATGCTCAATCCATGCAAAGCATAGAAATAGTTACTATCTGCCTTTGATGCTTCGATGTACTTTCTGATACCATCGAAAGATGATACCAACTTAGCCCACTTACTCAATCGGTCTGTAATCCAATACTTCTCGATGCCATCCGTAGAGAATGGGCGTAACCCCGATGATAATGTGGTCGTGCGCATTTTCTCACAAACGGATGCTACAGTTATGGTCTTTGTCGAGTCGCCCTTATCCGCATCTGATGAGTAATCTGTAAGCCAAATATAATCAGAGTTTGCCATCTGAGTGAAGAGAACGCTGTCATGTCCTTGGTACTTACCATCTGTATCGTTGTTTGGGTCGAGTTCCGCATCAATGGTAAGACCGCAGTCATTGTCAGAGCCGAGGATGGTATCGCCATCATAGAGATGGTTAAGGTACATTCTCATTAATCCATCCGTATCAAGGTAGAAACCTACCATCATATTCTTGCTTCTCTGGTCAACGGCTGCAATGTAATCCGTGAATATGTGATAACATATCATTGAATATACATTTGCCATATTGTGCAACTCATGCTTGAACTTCAATAGACGGTTTGCCTTTGTTCCTGCAACGGTCTTCCCATCGAGGGTAATGTTTCCGTGTGAACTATCCAAGTTATGATTGCAGTCTTGACACCATTTCAGCCATCTATACAACTGATAAGGCACTTTTCGACCATCCTCATAGGCTGCATTGAGTTCATCATTATCTGGATAACGACTTTCAAAGTAAGTTAGCCATGTTGGTTTTCCCTTTGAGTCTGGTGCAAGCATATCATCAATACTATCCACACCTTGAAACCAATCAAAGTAATCATAAGCACGAAGCTCGTAATTTTCCACAGGGTTCACTACATCACCCGAAATGCGCCATCTGCCGCCCTCATAGGTCATCGTTCCTGTTGTCTCAGTCCATTTCTCAGACTGATAGCGGAACACCTTATGCTTATCACCACAGAACTCACTCAAAACATAAATTTGAGTTGTGTCCCATGCCGATTTGTCGAGAGTTGCGAGATAATTATCAAGTGATTGGTCTCTTGCTGCAATGAGTTCGATGAAATCACCATAATTCAAGCATCCGAGATTGTAGCCATCCACTTTCTCGAAACCGAACACGACCGCATCGCCCTTGTCATGGTTCCAATTACCCTTTGCGTGGAAATATCCGTAACTTGGAGATGTAGCATCCGATGAGTTCATATCGGTACGGAAGAACGCAATAGGAATACTATCAATGGAAGTATTGAGGGTATATTTGCCCTTGTATGCGTTTTGCGCAGGTGTCATGTAGTTCTTGCCCAATGCTCTTTGAAGTTCATTGTATAACTGACATGAAGCACCATTATTCGCACCTCCCGACTCTGAGTAATCGACCTTTACCGTTATGATATTGGTAGGGATGGAGTTCTCCATCGGCTGCACACGACTTTGGGCGGCATTTGCGGCACATTCATCATACTTTGCCAAATCCTCAGCGGAAGTGAACTCGCTACGGTCATGCAAAAGGGTAATCGTGCAACCCTTAAACTTCATCTTTACGTTCTTGATAGGGCGCATTGATGATGTCGTACCTTGGTTTGTCGTTGGTACGTTGATAGCCTTGAAGTCCTGCCAAGGTCTATCTGGGAAATACGCATACACATCGAAATATCTCTTTGTCTTCTTGTCACCATCGAGACTTTCGAGATATGGGGGATATTGGTCTTCTGTATCTCCTGTATCTGCATTCTTGCAAAGCACGAAATATGGCATACCGAGATTATAAAGGGGTGCTGCTTGCGGTCTGTTGATGGCTGGCTTTCCCTCTGCCGATTGAGATGCCATTACTCCCTTATTGAAGTTGTATTCAGTAATCATCATGTCAGTATTGGATAACTTCAACAGATAATTATCGAAACTCTGCTCAAACGAGTAATAGGTTTCCCATGCTCTGATATTGTAGAGATACAAATCTCCCTCTGTTCCATTGAATGTGATAGGTGTCGCATGACGGCTCAAAGAACCCTTATCATAGTAACAAGCACCGATTAACTCACCATCAAAGTACATCTTTACGACTCCGATATTTGCATAAGGGGCTTGCGATGTCGGCTCAATCACGATGGCTACATCTGTAAGGCTATCATCTTTGAGCGCCGATGTGATAGTATGGGCTACGGTTGCGGCATTGTCAGTAGTAAACACTACATCTTTTCCTGTAACGTAGAAACCGATACCATTTGATATGCAAGAGATTAACCTTGCATCATCATTTGCAATGTGCTTTGTCTTGATACAGAACTGAATAGCGAGACCATTTGCTTCAATGGATGCTTGATTGAATGGCATATAATTGAGGGATGCGGTCACATTTTCAGCGATACGAAGTGCCATGATGCCCTCATCGCTCTCTGTTCCATACTGCTCAGTACCATAACTATCCTTTACAAATCCATTTGTTGAATAGTTAGAACCTTTCACACTCAAAGTATATCCATTGTCCGAGATGGTCTTGTCCGCATCCGAGTTACTTCTGCTCGCCATATCCATGTCAAACATAAGTTGGGCAGAAACCGCATCAATATCGAGAAGCGTTCCCAAAACCTTGAAATGGGCTGATTGTGACAATTTACCCGATGCCATCACATACAACTCAAATCTAACAGAGCCATCAATGATAGCATCTGTAACTCTCTGGGTATATGTGTAGGTCTTGTTTCTGAGTGCCGTGACATTCTGCTTATACTTTGTGGTGCTATTCTTGAACTCCACAATGGTAGCTTCGATTGTAGATGATGATGGAGAATAAACTGCAAAGTCCATTGAAATGGTCTCGTAACGCTTCACCTCAGCGACTTCTTTCTCAGAATACCATCTTGTTACGCTTATAGGGGTAGTATTGTCTGCATCCACTACCATAATAGCGGTATGGAGATAATTACCTACCACGCCCGATGCAATATCCACACCGTGAATACGAAGAGGATAAGCACCATGAGAAAGAACCTCATCGACACAATTCTTAGGATTGATTGAGATACTATGTGAATAGGTGTCCGATATTGTTGCAGTTCCGAGGGTCTTCCATTCGTTTTTGATGTAAATCTCAACGGTGCATAAGATGCCCTTATCGCTCGCATTGTTGGCAAAACGATACATCGGGAGTGTCTTTGTCGCACCTCCTACATTAACGATGGTTGATGATGTGTAGTTAAGGGTCTGCTCACTCTTAATAGTAACATCCACCGCAGTAACATTGATGTTTCGGCTTCCGTTGTGGTCGCTATCATCATAGGCGATGAGTTTGAACTTTCGGGATGATGCCTGCGTGAAATACGATGATAGGTCGAAACTGAAATCAAAACTCTCACTATCTGCCGATGATGCTTGGTTCAATCGGTAGGTCTCCAAGAGTTGATTTGTGTCTCTGTCATAGAGTTCAACCCTCTCAATCATATTTGAGATTTCTTGACCGCCCTGCTTTGTTACACTGAGGATGGCTGCTTTGAGGATTACAGAACCTCCTGCCTTGGCATACAAAGGCGCACTCTCTGGGATGATGCTTACAATCGTTCCCGAACTCTCACCGCTGCCTGTGCCAACTGCAAACTGCTGCTCATCTCCAACGGTCTCACCTTTGGCATTTACCATCGAGATTTTGATTACTCCCTCTGTCTCTGTATCGACATGGAGATTAGCAGGAACGTACTTATACGCTCCACCTGTCGAGAAAGCATCCCCACCGTTCTCTTGCGGTTCTTCCTTGGTCTCAACCTTTGAACCTCCTGCACCTCCGAACTCATGCCACAAAGATGCTTCACCGAAATCAGACGCTTCACCCTTAAATTGCTTGGTTTCCCATGTGTTCTCACCTGTCTTGTATGTGATAACAAGTCCACTCTTAGCGTATGTGATACCGCTATCGGACTGCAACTTTGTGATTGCAGATATGGCATATTCGAGAGTGTAGAACGATGCAGATGTGCAAGCACCGCAAAGAGCATCCACATTGATTAAGGTTTCCGCTCCTGCGCTCATTCCTGCAAGGTCGAGCCATAACTGAGTATTCTTGAAGTTCGTAGGCTCAGTGTCAGACCCCACATATTGATAGGTCTTCCAAGAGTTCTTTGCGATGGCAAACGTGATTTGCATACCAACGGATGAGAAACCTTTGTTATAGGTTGCAGTAATGGCGGTTTCGAGGTCGTAATACCCCGAAATAGGCTGCTCGTTGGTTACATTGTAGCAGTTACCAACCGATGCGCTGCCACTGCCAAACTTAGACCAAGTTTCCTTATCAACGAAATCTATCTTGTTCTTGCCATTCCATTGATATGTTTCCATCTTGCCATCCGTACCGATGAATGTCATAACGACTCCTTGCGTTTTGTACTCTCTCTCTTCATCATTGGCATAGAGCAATCCCAACACGACATCAAAAGACATCGGATTGTAATTGTCAAGCAACTTGTTTGCGTTGTAGAACTGGCGAGGATAGACCGCCTCCTTGATTTTTTCATCCACCTCCGATGAGTCTGTTCCTGCAATGATGAGGTCGTTTGCCGTATTATCCCATATATAGAGCTTGCCATTATATATATAGGCTTTGTCCTTACGGATGGATAGATGGGATAAGTCTGTAAAGTACAAGTCCGCACTTGGCTCTACTGCCCAATTATTATAATACTTGCCATCCACCTTGTACGCAAATACCTTGCTATAACGTACAAAGATGATTTCTCCAACCGTAGAACCTCCATATGATGCGGATAGGATTGACGCTCTATCTGCAAAACCATCAAATCGGGCGGTACTTCCTTCACTTGCAAAGGTCTTAGCCTTTTGAGCAAACTCCGAAGCAGCATTTGCAATGGATGCAGCATTTTCTGCCGTACTATTTGCCGTGTTTGCGGTAGATGTGGCGGTTGCCGCCTCCGATTTTGCACTATTGGCAGTCGCTACGGCTTGATTAACTTTCGGTGTAATGCCGTCAAGTATCTCGCCCAAAGGAACTTTCACACTCTCATTGCTGGCATTGACTCCGAGCGTGTAGAGACCTTTGGTAGATGAACTTTCGGGCAATTCCGATACTCTTTTCTTTTGGTCTGCCATATTACTTAATTTTGATTATTGAAATATATCTTTGAGTCATCATCCTCTGTGACGATGTACTCACCATTCTCTGATATGAGCATTACGAGATGCCCCTTTGGTCTTATCCTTATTCGGGATGGATTAGCCGTGTCTTCCGTGATAATCCAATCGAAATCCTCAGTAGCGAGTAACAGATATGAGCCAACAGGACGGCATGATATGAATGTCAGCGTAAGAGTGAAGTCGCACCATATATGCCCATTGTGCAATATCTTGAATGTGTTGACCGTGTTACTCTTATAGTAGCATTCATATTCATTACCAAGGGCGGCGAAGTAGAAAGACCGTGCTTCTGGTTGTAGAACAACGGAAAACAGACTATTCCATCTCCTCCAAAACTCATCTATTGTTTCGGCATTGATGAGTATCTTGACCGCTACATCCTTTGTCTTGAAACTCACGTTGTCACCATCATAGACAACTCCTGCAAGGGTAGAAGTGTCTATTGTTAGGTTTGAACGTACATTCGGGGCTTTGCGTATGGCTGCATCCGTGCCATTGAGAATATAAGAGCCAAACTGAGAGAAGTCTATTCCATCCAACTCATACCCATTTTGACGAATGCCCGATTTTCCATACACATAATGATTTCCTGTCGGTATGGTAGGGAAGTCATCGGAAAAAGATAGGGTCATCTTTCCGAGTCTCACGAATTGGGAGAATGAGCCGTTTGAAGTCATCCTCAGTTTGTATGTCTTCTTTATATCCCGAAACTCAAATGTATGGTATGAGCCTGTTGCCAACTCATCAAACAAATCCTCAGCATAGTTGATGTTTGTGATACAGAAATTCATCGAGAAAGTCTTTGTATCAAGCACAGGGGATGACAAATCTATCTCTATTCCGTCAAACTCATCCCATTCGGTTGTGTCGAGTTTCTTGAACGCAGGGAATTGGATGAGAGATTTATATCCCCCATCTTCCACGAATAAACCGTATTCGAGAAACGCATCACGGTTATCTATGAAAAGTCTTCCCTCTGCTCCCATTATGCCAATACTTTAGCGTGGTCGTTCTGAATGTAACTGATATGAGATTTCTTGTCTCCCTCAACTCGCACGATGGCAAATCCACTTGCTATGACCGAAACCGATGCACCGTGCATGAGGTAGATGCTATTGTTCTGAGTCTTGGCACATTTGACGGTGGCTTTTGTGTTACCCACAAGAAAGGCTCTCTTTGGGTCTGTGAGTTCTATCTCACCACAATCAATGTAAACACCATATTGTTTCACTTCCTCTTTGTCGAATTGTCTGAAAACATCGAGGGTAGGGAAGCGAAGTTTTAAGCAAAACTCTACTCCTTGTGGAGTGAACAACTCATCCACGATTTCCTTAACGGATTTAGCCTCAGAGAATGCGCTGCACGCTCCGAGGGCTTTTCCGTCTTGGTAAATTCCTTTCAAAAGATTTTCTTTATCCATAATCTTTATGTCTTTAATTTGATACCTCTTGATGAAATGTCATCGACCGTATCTTTGATGGTCTTGACATTCTTTCCCATCGTGTCGAGCTTGTCATTTGTTGATGCGGTATTCTTTTCTATACCGCTCAATTTTTCAAGCATGGCATTACTTGTTTGGTTTAACTCGTTCATGCCTTGTACGAGTGTATATGTATGCCCTTGGATGGTCGTAAGTCTGGCATTGTTCTCATCAACACTCTCTTGTGAAGCCGTAGCAATACCGCTACTCGTTCCACTTCTTGAAGCATCACCCAATATGATATTTTTTAGTTCATCGGGCAAACTTTCCATACCCTCGCTAAATCCTGTAACGAGTGCATTGAGTTCGTTAGCAAAATTTGTCAAACTACCCTCAACGGCATTGAACCCCTTGAAGTTTCCATCAGTACCGAACCATTTAGTTTTGTACTTGTTGAATATCTCACCGATAGGCTTCTCCAAAAGCTCCTGTACCATCATCTTTTTCAAAATGTCTGATACTATCTCATTGACCTTATCCCCCCATGCTTGGGCGGCATCCTCTCCACTCTTGAAAGCATCCCAAAAGGCATCTCCGAGAGTTGAAGCCAAATCCTCAGCGGTATATCCGATGATGTCCTCCATCATTTCATTGATAATGGTTGCCATCTCCTCCGCTAACTCTTCGATTTGGTTCTTCCAATCTTGAATTTTGCCATTATCCTTTTTCTTCTTGGAAGACTCCTTATCAATTTGTTGTTGGATGAGGATTTGCTGCTCAGCAAGGTTTTTGAGTTGACTTCTGGCACTCTCATACTTTTCACTGCCGAGAGCCTTGTCTGCGGTATAAGAAACCTTTGCATAGGCATCCGCTATCTTTTCGACTGACTTCTCAAACACCTCATTCTTATAGGTGAGGTTCATCACCGCCCTGCCCCAAAAGTTACCGTATCTTTCGGTTACTTGGTGTAAGTTCTTGACTTCCTCATAAGTATCGTTATAGATGTTTCTGAGGTTATCAACCGCCTTACCTACCTTATTCTGCAATCGAACGGTGTCAGCGTTATCAAGTTCCCATTGAAGTTGGTCGATGCGTTCCTGCAACTTCTCAATCTCCTTTTGTTTCTCATCATCATTATTGAAAAGATTGGCGATTGCCGTTGCAACTTGCAGAGCTGCCGAAATGACTGCGAGGATGACGGATGCTTTCTCAATGGTCGATATTGCCGTTGCTCCTGTTGCCGCTGCTGCGGTCGCACCCGATGCGGCATTTTGCACGGTTTGCTCAACGCCCGATGCTACGTTCTTGCCAACATCACCGATGGCATTGATGACCGTCTCAGTAGCATCAAGCACCTCTCCTGTAAAGTCGATGGCTTTCTTGATACTATTACTAACATCCGAACCAAAGGCATCTGCAAGGTTTGCAGCCTTACCGCCCACATCCTTAACCACATTACCCACGTTCTTTAACTGGGTAGAGAAATTCTTGTAAGCAGATGTTATATTGTTTCGAGCCGTGAGGGTTCTTTGCTCTGCCTTGTTGTTTTTCTCTTGTGCCTTTGCAAGTTCATTGGTGGCATTTTTCAATTTCTCGTTAGCATCTGTCAGTTCTTGACTATCCTCTGCAAGTTTACCATCTTCTATTTGCTGAATTACCTCGTTCTTTTCTTTCAGAGCATCATTGTAAGACTGCTGCGAGATATTGAGTTCATCCTGTGCCGTTTTCCATTCGCTCAGAGTGTTTATATACTCAGCCTTGGATGCAGATATATCCTTGATAGATTTATGCAACGAGACGAAAGGATTACGTGAGGCGATGGCATCCTCCATCTTGGTAATAGCCTCTTGAAAGGTTTTGATTTCTTCAACCCCCATATCCTTAGAATTGAGTTTGAAGTAACCTTTGACCTTATCAAGCGTATATTGGAGAGACGAAAGGGATTGATTGTCGAGATTACCGAAAACATCATCCCAATTTATTTGCATCTTGAATTGCTCGCTATTCAGTTTCGCAAATTCCTCATCCATTTGCTTATATGCGGCATCCTTGAAATTATCTGGAATGGTATTGATTTTCGCCATCCACTGCCTTGTAAGGAGTTCGGTCTTTTGTTCCATCGTGCCGTATTGCTCAATCATGGAGTCCATGTATTTTTGACGGATTTCTTGTCTCGCCTTTTCTCCATTTTCCTCAATTTGATTGAGCATGTCTTGATTGAGTTTTGCGTTCTGTTGGTCTGATAACAATTCCTTTGCGTAATCATCAACAGACTTTTTTCCAGCATCACTCTCAAACCATCCGTTTTCAGTAGCACCCTTTTTCGACATATAAGCCTTGTGATAGGCTTCTTTCTGCGCTGCTGCAAGTTCGAGGATTTTCTTATTCCATTCCTCTTTCTTGCGTTGGGTGTCAACATTGATTTGATTGAGTTCCTTGACCATTCCATCCTTTTGAGACGAAATGATAAGGTCTGTAATATCATCGTTTGCATCTTTGAAGAACTTTTTGACGGTCTCTTTGTATTCATTGATGGCATCTTGGGCGGTTCTTGCAGCTGCCTTTGCATCAAAAGTATTCCCCGATGATTTATCCTTTTTTGTGCTTTTTGTATCTACATGAGGATTGATGTCGAAGTTATCCTTGATGGATTGTGCTTCTTTCATTTTTTCCTTGTAGAGGTCTAACCACTTATTCAAATCGGCTTCTGCTTCACCGATGGCTTTTTTTCGTGAGGCTTCATCTCCTGCCTTTGTGTTATACCAATGGTCATAGACTCCTGCTGCCGCTTTGTCCTTTACCACTTGGAGATTAACAAAGGCTTCTGTGTATTTATTGAGATATGCCTGTGCTTCCGCTTCTTTCAGAAGCATATTGCAGTAGGCTTCACCTTTCTTTGTGAGTACATTTTTCCATTGTGCGAGACTATCATATTTGCCGAGTGCCGTTCCATATTTGGAATTTAACTCATCGACAAGTGCTTTCTCTCGTTTCTTCGAGCCGTTGAAAGTCTCTATCTTTTTAGTATAATCCTCTATCTCTGCCGATGCTTTTGCATAGGTCTTTTGGCTATCTTCGAGGATTTTGTTTTGTTCCTCAACTGCCTTTTCTGCTTCCTCTGCCTTGCTGACGAAGTGGGAGATAACCCCGATGAGTACACCGATGGCTGCTGCAATCCATCCAAATACAGGAATAGACTTGATGGCTGCACCTACCATTCGGAATGCTCCTGCAAGGCTTATGTTTGCAATCGTTCCTGCCGTGGCTGCTGCCGTGTTCGCTCCTTGCCCTACGGTATTTGTTGCGGTTGCGACCGTTCCTGCTGCCGTGGCTGCATTGTTGGCAATCTGGGCTTCTGTGTCTGCCGTTGTGGCGGTGGCATGGGCGGTGGTGGCGGTCGTATCTGCCACGGTTGCAGCCGCATCCTCAACCTCCTCACCGATACCAACCGCTAATAAGGAGTTCCACCATTCTTTGAGTCCATTGAGGGTAACGAGGGAAAAAGCACTATCCTTATTGAGTGTCTGCTGAACTTGCTGCAATCCCATAGTGATAGCCATGAGGGATTGGAGTTTGGTCATTACCTTGTTCAATTCCTCATTCTCGCCAACAAAGAGAGACATTGCGCCCTGTACTGCCGTGAAACCTCCTGCCAAACCATTTAAGCCCGAGATAATACCAGCAATCTTCGCTTCATCGTTGGAGAATATACTTCCTTGTGCCTGTATATCGCCTTGTATATCTTGGAGATTACCGAGTTCGACCGCCATTTTCTTATACTCTTCGGTCTGGTCTCCGAATTGCATACGGTAATCTGCCATCTCAGCCTTTAACTCCTTGATACGTTGGCGAAGAGAAACGTGCTTGTTTGCGTTTTCCTGCAATGCCGCCGCCTCTTTCTTCAAGTTTTCCTCAACTTTCAGAAGTTCATCGGCTTGCTCTGCCGCTGCCTTGACAACTCTCTTTCTCTCATTGATTACCGCCTTGATAGCCTTTTGTTGCTCTTGGAGTTGGGCGAACTCCTTATCACCCTCTGCCGTTCCTTTCTTGTAGGCTTCGGATGCGAGTTGTCCGAGACGATTGAACTCTGCTTCAAGTTCTTTGATTGCGGTCTTGTTTAGGTCTGTAATCCTATCTATTTCCGCATAGGCTTGGTCGATGGTATCAAGTGATTGCGAAGCGTTTGTAACTACATCTAAGTTAAGTGTAGGTACATTAGTAAGCAGTTGGGAAATCTTGGATGTTTCCTGCTCTACGGAATTACCAAGTTCGCCCACCTTACTCTCAATGGCATCAATACCCTCATCAAATCCTGTTGTGTCGATGACCGTGCCAAAACTTAACTTTCCACTATCTACCATGTTACACTACCCTCAGTAAATTTATCGAAATTGTCTGGATTGCAAGCATCCAAACTATCATCAAACAATGGCTTGTCATCCTCATCAGACTTATCATGCGGCATGGGAACAACACGACTATACATCAAAGCGTTTTGATAACTTATATCATATAGAGCGTATTGAGCATCAACACCGAATATCCTTGCAATCCCGAGGACGGTTGCCCATATACTATCATTTAAGGCTGTTCCACTTCCTTTGTCGGTTTCAGAATGTTTGCCTCGCTTAGGGAAGTGGTAATAGCGAAAAAACTACTTACCTCCATGTCTTTGAGTCTTTGGATGATTACATCAAACAAGACCGTAGGACGAACATTCTGCAAAATGATTTCTGCGAGTTCATCCTTTGTTGGTACATACTCATACCCAAAGAAATGACGGATGCGGTAAAAACGAGGTTTCTTCTCACTTCTCTTGCATTCCTTAGCACCGAGAATGAGGATTGCAGCCATCTCGCCCAAAGCCTTGAAATCCTTTGCATAGTGTAAGACGGAATAAACGATTTGCTTGTTATCCACTTTCTCCACGATGGGAAGTCCTGCCACAATCTCAGAAACGAGAATGAGGGTGGCGATAGATGGGGGAGCGATGTTGTATTGCTTTCCCTCTATCTCCAATGTGCCAACTTTCTTTTCAAGAATGGCATCAGCAACCTTTCTTTCTATGTAATTTTGTTCCATCTTATTCTATAAAATATTAGTTACGGTGGTAGGACTCGAACCTACGACCTCCACGTTATGAGCGTGGCGAGCTGCCATCTGCTCCACACCATGATAAATGCAGTTCTCTCCTCCCGAACTGCAAAGGGGTGTCTATTCCACACGTCAGTTATCAGAAACAATCTTCTACCATACGAAAAGAAAACATTAACTCTTATGCGGTAGCCCAATCGTCAGCCTTAACTCTGAACTTCTTATAAAGTTCACCATCTGAACACAAGAGGATTTTGAATGTCAAATCAACATACGAACCCTCCTCCTCAGAAGAGCCTGGTCTAAACGATACATGGGTACGGCGTGCCTTGATACCGATTGCACCGATATTCTTAGGAGTGACCTTTACGGCAAAGTCCTTGCCTACGACATTAGATTTCACGGTCAGCTCATCTCCATCAGAAGAAATTTCTGCACCTGTGAACATCTTTTCCTTGTCGAAATCCATCTCCTTTACTCTGGTGGTAATGGTAACGGTAGGCTCGCCCTCTTCCTCTGCCACTACGACACCGCCCGATGCGGTAGCGGTCAGAGTCTCGCCATCTTCTGTTGCAAGTGTCGTGGACTTGTCATTGATAGTTCCTACACTCGTTAGGGATGATGGCATCGCTTCATCGTCTGGCGTCTCTGCAACCTCTACCTTGCACTTAGACCACGACATGACGATTTTCTTATTGCTTATGCCTTGTACTGCCATAATTAAAATGTTATACGGTTAAACTTAATTCTTACTTTAATCTCGTGCTGCTCTATCTCTTCGGATTTGATGGTGTATGGTGATAGTTCGGTCTCCATCAGATACTCTGTGTTATCATTGTTTTCGATGAAGTCCAAAACAAGCTCCTGCAACTCTGCGATACGTGGGCTATTCTTGACCTTACGACCATCCTTATTAGTTATGTCTGGTACATATATATCAAGTATCACCGTGCCTGTTTGAACTTGCCCATCAAGTCCTGTATAGAACTTGACTATTAAATCCTCAGTCTTTGCATCGGTAGGGCGCATTTCGTCTCGATAGACCTTGCCCTTGATAGCCTTACCGAGTGGACTCTTATTCACAAAAGAATAGAAATCACGCTCGATTTGTTGTTCTGTCTTTGTTGCCATAACTTACTTTGCTATTCCATCCAATAATTCATTAACCAATTTCTCAGTTATTTGCTCTGCTGAGTGAAGTACATCCAAATCCTTGTGATACTCTACATAGGCGGCATATTCCATTCCTGCACAAAGAACGAGGGCAATACCCCAAGGAAACTTTGCCTTTAGTTTATCCAAGAAAGCCAAACCGTCTTGAATACCCTTATCTCCATTTCCTTTCTTTCCGTTGGTAGGCTGGAAACCGCCTTGACTCATAACTTTTCCATCATACAAAATCACATATCCGATGGAAGAGCGCAAATTTCCTGTAATGTCATTGTATCTGCCGCTATCTCTTGCGGTCTTCACGGCTTCCTCACCAATTTGCCCGAAACGGAAAATGATGAAGTCTGATATTTTGGTCATTGTTACTTTCAAATCCTTTCTGAGATTTCTCATATTGGTTTTGCTGACAATGATACCTTTATATTTGCCGTGATACTCTGTAACGGTTTTTCCCATAACTATACAAGTATTTGCGTTCTGTTTTGGCTTTCGAGATTTTCAGCGTTCATCACTCCATACTCTCCAAGGTCTTCACCCTGCCTTTCGAGTCTCACACGATTAAATGAGAGGTCATCCATTTGCTCCGTTAGAATGGTGAATGATGCTTGACGGAACTCGCCATCCTCATACTTTCCCTTTCTGTTGTCGCTATTGGTCTTGATATGGCATGGTATAGGGTCAGTCCACAATGATGAAGACTCAACCAACTCACCGAACTCGTTTTCAGTCGATGCGCCTTGTGTCATATATTGAAAATGTCCGTTATATCTCATACTTACCAAAGATTAGAGCCATCCTCAATTTCTCTCGAATACTCCGATAATTCCTCATCCGCATCGAGACCGTAATAACTACACCAATAGATGATGCTATTCTTGATGGCATCCTCGCTCATTACGGATGTGGAGACACCATTCTCCGAGCGGCTACTTTCCACATATCCCATAACGAGACGGATTGCAGCCCGAAAGATTTGAGGGTCTTTCGGGGTTGCTTCCGCTTTTGAGTCAATGCCATCATTGAATAGCGAAAACTCTATTGTCGAATTATCGGGAAAGAATGTGCTGCACATGGCATTGCACAAACTTCTCGTTGCGTTCAAGTTATCCACGGCTTACTGCTGAGTTTTGAGGGTGTAGATACCATTCATCTCAGTAATAACAGGGAGAGAGAGACTTTCAGCCTTGGTGAACTCTACACCGTTGCTGCCTTGTGTCTCGCCAACACCCCACTGAGATACACGAATACGACCATAGTTAGAGTATGCGACTCCCTGCTCTTGTTTCAACTCGTTATTACTCCAAGCATTCTTAACGAGTCCGAGTTTGCCATCTGGTATAAATACCATGTTCTTCTCGTTCCAAGGAGTATAAGGAATACGCTGTTTACCCTTTTGGATGCGAACCTGTCTGCGGATAGGCTCAAAGATAGGGTAACTATTCTCTTCCATGTATGCGTTGATGTCCTTTAGCTGAACCATCTTAGATGATTTGTCTGTACCCCAAATCATCTGCTTCATCTTCTTGGAACGGCACATATAGGAGATACGAGATGGGGCGCAAAGAACCTTGGAGAACGTAACCTTGTCCTGTGCTGCATCAATGATTGCTTGGATGTCCTCAAAGCAATCCACGGTCTCGATATTGCCATCATTCCACTCCGTTTTGGATGATGCGATGTTCTCTGCTGGCTGGTTGAAGTCGATAGTACCACGTACACCGCCCTCTGGGTTGATGTTGTCATCAATCTCCACCTTACCCTCATTGGAGAGAGGGCGCAAGAAGAGAATATCAAGTTTTGCGAGAACCGCATTAACCACCGTTGTAACATCACCCCACATGAGTTTGATGAGCTGCTCATTCTTTGCGCTATCTGGCAATGATTTTGAGTCTAAAATCTGCAAAATCTTACGATAGTTCTGAATGGTCATAGGAAGAGTGAGAGCGTGGTTAAGGATATGCTCCTTGACGGTCTCAAATCCCTCATTACCGAGGATGGCTTCCTTGGACTCTTCTCCTATGGTAGGTGCTGCCACCGTGATATTGTATTTACCGATAAGTTCCTCAAAGTCGAGACCGATGGTAGGTACATCCCAATCGAGATACTTCTCAAAGATGACGTTATCAAACAATCTCTTGTGAAGTTCGGAAGCCTTATCGAAGCGAATTTGCACGTTTCGTGTCAACTCGCCAAAAAGTGAACTGAATAAAAATTGTGGCATTGTCTTTACTGCTTAATGAATATGATATTCGGGTTAGACTTCAAGCTACCGCAACCACCGCCCCAATCATTGAGCCATTCGGTAGGAATTGGATTGCTTGTGTTTTCAGAGAGTACCACGCAATCGTAAGCCACATCGAGGGTAGGGAGACCCTTGCCATCGAACTTCTTGACTGCACCGAGAACCATGTTAGGCACATAGAGAGGTGAAGCATCACCGCTTTCTACCGTCTTTGACTCAACGATAATATCGCCCTCTGTAAGTCCTGTATAGGCATTGTCGAGAGTTACCTCATCATACTCAGTGTTTGATGTGTCGATACTCTTGATGGATGGAGTTGCCTTTCCATCTCCAAACTTGGTGATAACATCACCGACAACGAAATAATGCCCCTTGTTGATGCGTGGTTTCGTTGTTGTACCTCCCTTGATTACGGTTGCGGTCTTGACTACTGCTGCGGTCAAACCATCCTTGTAATCCACATGGATGAGGGTTGCACGTTGCAGAACCGTACCGATTGGGAAAGTCTGCAATGGTTTGAAACCGCCTGGCAGTATCTTCGCCTCGCCTCTCCAAATTTCAGGAGAATGACCGTCTATAACGGTCTTTTTGAAATCAATAGCCATGTCGATTTAATTAAATGAGTGAATAATGATGGAGCAATTAAGCATCTGGCAAAGTCTTAGCCCAAGCGTCAGCCGCCGCTTTCATGGCTTCTTCCTTTGTTCCTTTCTCGTTTGCCTGCTCCTTTGGCACGAGATTGTTTGAGACCAATTCCTGCTTGTATTCCTCTAACTCTTTATCAATGTCAGCATCATCCGCAAATGAAACCCTCTTAATCAAATAGTCTGGAATACCGAGTTTCTTAGCCTTTTCAGAGATAAGGGATGCTCGCTCAGTTGCTTTCTCCTTTGCTTTGAGGGCAGCGTTCTCAGTTTCGAGTGCTTCCATCTTTTCCTTGAAAGGAGCGAACCACTTAGGAGTTTTTTCATCACCATCACCCTCACCATTGCCCTCATCATCGGATTGCTTTGTTGATTGTGGTTTCTTCGATGTCTTTCTTGTGATTTCCCCCTGCATAGCCTTTGCATAAGGTACAAGCAAATCCACCGCCTTATTGATGTCCTCATCGGTTGCATCGTCTTTGAGACCCTTAGAGCCGAGTTCTGCCAACTCATCAAGAGCCTTTTCTGTAAGTCCGAAATCCTTGCATTTCAAAGATAATGCGGTCAAAAATTTCTTTTTCATATTGTGTAATATTTAATGTAAATCTAATTCATCGGCTACAAAGATAGCGTAAAATTTCTAAAAACGTGCGCAATAGGCACGTTTTTAGCAAAAATAAACATATCTGATTATTAGGGCTTTACAAATATCGCAAGCATTTTTGGCTTTAAATTAACGCTTTTTAAGCAAGAAAATGTTGATTATATTAAATATATTCCATATCTTTGCAGCATGAAAAGATGCCTAACAAGCACTTAAAAGAAAATATTAACAATTAAAACATATATCGCCATGTTACAAAAAGAGTTTGAAGAAAGAGTCGGTTTCAAGGTTTCTGCATCTGAGTACGGAACAATCGAAACATTGTATAATGAGAGCGACCTCGATAAGGACGTTTTCTGCGCAAAGTGGAAGAAGAACGACCGCATGGAGATGGCAGAACTTAACGCAAATACCATCACCACCCTCAACAAACGTATATTCTCAAAGGATGCCAAGATTAAGGTACAGGATGAGACCATCAAGCAAACCGCATACTTCCTTATCGACAAATCGGATGAAACGGATGATGTCGAACTCTACAAGAGAGCAGTAGAGCTTATCGGAAGAGGTGAAGCCGTCATCTACAAGTTGAAGAATGACTATAAGATGACCGATGCCGATAAAGATTTCATCGTTTCAGAAGTCCAAAAGTAAAAAGGTAATGGGCGGACTAACCACCGCCCACAATTCAACGCAATTATGAAAACATATTCAGTTAGTTTCTCTGAGCCTGTTGCAGTAACATATAATGGTATGCACTTCGATACAGACAAAAGAAAATGGGTCGATGGTGAATATACCGAAATGGAGCAACACGTAACACTTCACTCTCTTGCATCCGCAAAGAGACTCATCAAGCAAAACCGTGATAAGTACGTTTCATCCTGCATCACTCAGACATGGAGCAATGGGGAATGGGAGAACTTGGGAGAAATCAAACTCAAAGGCTCAAACAAAACCTTTGTAGCCAACACAAAACAGAAAATCGCAAATTATTGATGATATGAAGTATCAAATCGAGTTTAGATATTTTGACAACGACACGAAGAAATATGTCGTGATAGATAGAAGTACACCACATTCTCATAAGTGGTGTACTGATTTCCTCAAAAGGTCTGGATATAAACTCAAAGAGCAAGGCGCAACAAGTCATTGGGTCGGTGTCTGGTCAACAACAGAGGGAACAACCGCATACGTAATCAAGACAAACAACAAATAAATTTCAACGTAATGGAAACAACAGAGACAATTCAGAAAGTAAACGAACTTGTATCAGTTCTTACTGATGACCAAAAGCAACTTCTCAAAGATACCATCAATATGGGCTTTTGGGGAGATACGGATATGGAGTTCCGTAAGGAGAATGATGAGGTAGAGACGGTATCGGCTTATGGATATTGCACGAATGATGCAAAGAAAGCTGGAAACTTCAAAGGTCGCAAGATTTCAGCGAATTTCCGTGCCATCTATAAGAAACTTTGCCCAAATGAGGGTACAGGTCGCTTTCTCACTCAAATATCGGATTGGTGGGATGATGGTTCGGGCGATATGCTATTCATCCGCAAGGAGTATGCCCAAATGTTTGAGGAATGGGCAAAACAGAAGTAACAATCATCGGTCTCTCATCATCCTTGGTGGGAGACCATAAAACATCAATAATATGGAAAAGAACAATAAATCAAGAAGAGAACAACTTATCGAAGCGTACAGACTGACAAAAGAGGAAATCGCTTATCTCGACCTCTGCCATACTGATACATGGTTCAATCACAAAGAACCTCAGATGTATATAATGAGCGCAAGAAGAGCCTTGACCAAATATCATTGCTCAGAATGTGGATGCGAGATTTCAGAGAATGAACATGAGGATTATGGTATGTGTAGCCGATGCCGTGAGTCATTTGGCGATTAAATTATCAATATAGGCAATATTGGGCGATTTCCTACGTTATTATTATAGTGGATGATAATTTGTATCTCCACCTTAATTTTAACGCAGGAAAAGCCTTTATAAGTATATACAGATGGAAACGAAAGTAATTCATTTGCATTTCAAGGACGATGGGGCGAGTATCATACATGATTGGTATTTTGGTTCACTCAAAGCCATATACGACTCCCGAACCGTGGAAGAGATAGGAATATCATACAAATCTCTCACGAATGCCCTACGTGGCAAGGAAGTGTATGAGAACAAGAAAGTAATCATCCGCATCGGGAAACTTGAAAGAAAACCGAAACAAAACAATTAAATGAGCAATCGTTATGGAATTATACACAGAACAAACCGTATATAATGAGTTTCGACATACATATAATTTCAATGGGAACAATCAAGAGTTTGTTTTGTTCTTGAATACTTACTATGATAAGGTTAAGAATACTCCTATTGAAACGATAAAGAAACTTTTGCCAATTAGTCATCATGGATATAGTGGTACATATCTTGAACAATGGATGATTAAAGAAACCCTACCAACAAAAGACTATCCATTTACAATGGTAGGTAAAATATATAGCTGGTATGGAGACCGTACTACATCGGACATACTTACGTCAGTAGCCAATGCAATAGAAGAATTGTACTATCGCATGATGGTTCAATACTTGTATTATCTATATTCGTATAAGGAATATGATGAAGCAAATAAGGAGTTTAATTATATAATCAATAATCTTGAAACAATGTAATTATGAATGAACAAGATTTATTAAAGTATTGTTTTTTCTACAAAGGAGAGGCGATAATCCCTCCAACTTTCGATAAAAAGAATGAGGGTAAGTTATGGGTTGCGGAAAAATACGTTTGCGAGGAAATCCCTAATCTTATAGATAAGGAAAATCCACGCAAAAGTATTGCATCTTTTGTTTTTGCCTATGTAAGCAAGTGGTCTCCTTACAATTTTTTAGAAGTAATGGGAACTTACTTACAGAAAGCCCCCGATTTGAAAGATTATATCAATGATATTTATAACTGATATAATGTACCACTTACTATATAGTATATTTTAGCACCTGCCGCTTTCCATTTCTCTGCAACTTTGAGGAATTTAGAGCGGCTTGGTTCTTTAAGGTCATAAGGGAACGTTAAAGACTCCACGCAATCAACTGTCAAATCTCCATGATATTGCAATTCGAGATAACTACTTATATGGTCTCTCTTGAATTTTGCCAAGTCATGCGTTTGTATAGCATCATTGTCTGGTGTATTATACAAATTGTCGAAAGAGCATGATTTCGGGTCACTAACAAGAGATGGTTGAAATCTCTCGCCTAAAGAGTCTCCTGCCGTCCATGTGGCAATAACCTTGTCTTTCTTAAATCGTATCTCAACATTGCCGTATTGTCTTGCGGTGTTATGACTCATAGATGATACAATGTCATGGTCAAGCAAATTACCATATTTCTCATACTCATGGCGTGATAATTGGTCAGTCGCAAGGTCTTTCCCTAATCCGAACAATCTATGAGCAGCCCCCAATCGTGCATGACCTGTTTCAATCTTGCCCGATGTTTTACTACTACCCTTATAACCGCCAGAAGAACCTGTTTCAAATGTATTCTTAAACCACGAATTTAGTACAGGTTCAAGCGTTGTGTCATCAATATTCATACCGAGGTCATGCTCATCAAAGAGTTTTCTCATCAGTCTCTCAATCTCATCCTTATGGTTCTTTGCGGTATCTCCATATTTGGAAGTTCTCTGATATTTTGCAATAGCATCTTTTAGATGGTCAAGAGTTCTTGGCATAGAAGAACCGAGTCGCTTCTTCAAGTCATCCACGGTTTCACTCTTGATAGATGTTGATGATGTTGTCTTTGCTTTCTTAACTCCCTTTGATTTGAGTTGCTGATATTTGTCATTCAGTTCTTGGGCTTTCTTTTTAGCGAGAACCAAATCAACATCAGAAACAGATAGCAACTTCCTCATATCGTCTGCCAAAGTCTTGATAATCTTACTACGAGATGTAGAAGCAAATGCAAGCGCATCGTCAACACTATCAACAACCGTCTTAATGTCTATCTTTCTTTGAACGATGGCAAGTTCTTTCTTATACGCATTTTGCGCAACTTTCCATGTGGCATACTTCTTATGAGCTTCAACCCATCTAATTTCACTTTCGAGGAAACTCTTTCGTGCAAATAACTCAGTACTCTCTCTTGCAAGTCGAGACTCCACGGCTTTATTAACAGATATAGCATCAGCCATAGAGTAATCTTTTGCAACCTGCATAGGGTCATCAAGACGTTTGAGAGAAAGAATTTGTTTGCCCAAACTCTTTAACTTATCAGCCTCTAATTTGATGAGGGCAAAGTCTCTCTGCTGGATAGCCTTAGATAATGATGATGTATCAACATCTGAAATGCCATCCATATAACGCAAAATTCTATCTCCATAGTGAGAATAAGCCTTTTCTTTAGAGATACGTTTTTGTCTCTCTGCCGCTCTCTGTTGGATTTCCGCAATCTGTTCGGGTGTTCGGGCTGCATGACGTTCCGCTGCCTTATCCAATATTGATTGCTTCTTCCTGCGTTCCTCACCCTCTGCCACTTTCTTACTCCAATACTCACGAAGTTCTTGCTCCTTTTCGGGTGTACGTTCCTCATGTCTCTTGGTTGCAATCTCTTCGATGGATGGTGTTTGCTCTGGATTGAGTATCTTATCAATCGCCTTGGCATTGTTCTTGATGAAGTACGGTTCTGTTCCTCTCGCCTTGGATGCCGCAATCTTATCGGCATTGTCATTCACCCATTCCTTGAAATTGTCGGGATAGGACTTGATTTCTCGCCCTCTGACAAGTCTTTTGAGTTCCTTTCGCCAATCCTCACCATTGAGCATCATCTTTGTTAGATGGGCGGTTTCCTCTGGTGGGAGAGTGATAGGGGTAACATAACAGAAACATTGAGGATGCCATCCATCGAATACAAAATCCTTTGGATAATCCCCTGCCAACTTATCACAAATATCTTTCTTTGGATGACTACGAGACAAATTCACTCTCTGACCGAGAACAAAGTCCATTTGAGACCATCTTTCATGGTCTGCCCTACGATAGGCTATATTGGTCTCTGTTCGGGTCACACGCATAGCATTCTTGGCAGAAGACTTATATACTCCTGCACCTACCTTGTAACTATCCTTATCGTAGTCTATCCATTTATATTTTCCTGTGGCTTCATCCTTGATACGCTTCTTCCATTTCCTTTGCCATTCACCGTTTTCATCCTTATATCGAAAACGTCTGAACATCAAATCTGGGTCATTCAGATATTGGCGAACCTTGCGAGACATGGAAGCGGCAGAATTGCCCTCACCGATGGCAACGGTCATCGCCACCTCCATCTCATCACGAAGTTGCTGAACGTTCTGCCATACCCTTTGAGAGAGGTTCAATCCCTTTTCCGCACGGTTGATGAAAGATTGCTGGGCATTCTCGTTTCTGTTAGTCCATGCCGTGAAAGCCGATGATGAAAGTACCTCTTTGCCGAAACATGATTGTACCAACATATCACATTCCTCATTCGCCTTATCCCATTCGAGAACGATACCCCTCTTGATGGCAGTTGTTACGACCGAGTGAAGTTGTCTGAGTAACGCTTCGACCTTTTTCTGCATACTTTCCTTTTGTGCATCGAAAGAATACATCTCACCCTCATCAAGTGTAGGCATGGTTTTATTGAGTGCAAGAATGGCATTTACCGTCTTGGCAAACGCTCTTCTTACACCCTCTGCATAGACCTCAGTCCTTTGTATTCGGGCGAGGGTAGCCGCTTTTGAGTCATTCGTGTTTGATGAAGCCATAGGCTATTATGCTGATTTCTTTTGTTTTTTATCGTCTTTCTTCTTTGGGTCTTTCTTGTTGTCTGGGTCATCGCCCTCATCGTCATCATCATCGCTACCATCTCCAAATGATTGCGCCCCGATGCCATCAAGACCGCCAAATATATCTTGTTGCTGTTTGAGTTTATCCTCTTTCTCCTTATCAAGTCTCTCATTTTCTCTGTGAGAGTCCTTGATGAGCGGATTAAGTTCAACTCCTGTTTCTGTTGAGAGGATGCCTGCATCAATCGCCTTTGTTATGTTGTCGAGGTCATCGGCAATATCATCACCAAATGGCTCTTGAAATTCGTGACCCACTTTCAACTCTTCGCATTGTGAGTGCAACCTCACGTCGAGAACGTTTCCGATGATGGCGGTAATGAGGGATGCCGTGCGGTCGAGTAGTTCCTCATGTGTCTCCTTGTGTTTGGATGCCTTGATGTCTGCCAATAGCATCACGGTACGCAAAGCCTTTGCCGATAGGTTGGAGAGGGATTTCAGCGTATCGAGAGAAATCTTTGGGGTAAAGGTCATGGATAGGATTTTATCCTGCAACCATTCCACTTCATCCTTTTTGGATTGTGGTGCATTATCCCATGTGAGGTATTTTGCCGCCTTATCCACTCCGTCCTTGTCGTTGGTGATAAGGAGTTTTGCAGCCTCTTTCTTTTCGGGCATATTCTTGATGATGTCCGCAGACATAAGGGCGATAGGGTCTGCAAAGTAATCGTTGGTATCTGCCGTCTTGGATGCGATATATTCCTCACGATGGATGAGGTGTTCCGCTCCGTGCCACTCCTTTTCTTGTTGGAAGAGGATAATAGGGATTTTGCCGATAAAGTTCGTTTCTTCCACGACCTCCCATCCGATTGCTTGCTTGGTGCATCTGTATATTACATCCTTGGTATATACATCAAAGTGGTAGAGTAACCTATCATCTACATCCTTGGTATAATAGCCCCAAGCCACGGATATGAGGTTATCGTATTGGTCGAAACGAGTGTAAATCTCATCTCCCTTACTCTTGGCAAGTACCTTGATTTGCACGTCTGGTTTTCCGTCATCATCTCTGAATACACGGAATAACATTGCGCTTTCAGTCTCTGAGCCAGCAATACGTTTGCATTGTCTTATCTTGGAGTTGAAACGAGTGCGCTTGATTACGTCTTGGAACTTCTCAAAGGCTTCATCCGTTCCCTCTGATAGCTGAGTCCATTTTACAGGTCTGCCATAAAGGAAAACGAGCGCAATCTCATTGATGTAGATAGGGTATGGAATAGGAAGTTTCCAAACCTCTTCTTTCTTCACAAAATTGCCCTTTTTGTCCGTGATAATCTTAGGTTCTCGCTTCATTATCTCATGCGAGAACGTATCATACTCTTTGAGGGCTGCAAGGGCTTTCTCTTGGTTGGAAATCATCTTGTCCTTGACCCTTGAAATGTCCTTTGCCGCCAACAACTGCTCGAACTGCTGATTAGTTCCTGTGAGCTGATTGATGTAGTTTCTGAATAAATCGAATAAAACCATATTGTTACTTTTTAATTGTTACAAACCAAATGAAGCCTTGTTCAAGCTATCATAATCAATATCATCGTCATCTTCATAGAGGTCGTTAATGGCATATCCGAGAATATCCACAAACTCATCATGCGGTTGCGTAGGGAAACCGCACACCTCATCCAAAAAGTCCTCATTCCAAGACCCCTCAACGAGAAAGACCCTACCACACTCAATGCGAGGGGAAACTGCCCTCAATCTAACTTCCTTATCATCGGTTGGTGTCGGTGTCTCCTTGACATTTAGGGTAGTAATAGCCCTCAACATCTGGACTACGCTTATACCATTCGCCTTTGGCTCAATATTGAGTTTACTTTCAGAATTACCCTCATGTGCATCCATATAGTTAGGCAAGAAGCGCAGGAGTTCGGGCATTTCCTTATACATCTGTTGTGCATCATACAGATAGATGTAGTTCCTTATCCTGCAAGCCGCCAAAATGCCGCTTGGGTCGTTATCTTGACCCTTTTTCTTCTTGTTGTATGCCGTATCGAGATAGAAGTGCATAGGCTCGTTATATCGCAATGCCGTAAACTCTGCCATTGATATTTTTCTGAACCAATCACGCTTAACGATGTTACCTCCCTCAACGGTTGGATGCTGCTGATAGAGGGCGTTAAATTCCCTTGGGGCTCTCGCTTTCTGTTTCAAGAGTTTTTCGATTGAGTGGTGGGAAGACCATAACGCATCGCCTACGTGTCTCTTGCTCAATCCTCCATCATGCTCTATCTCGCAAATGGCAGGAATGGCAAGTACCGTCCATTCATCGGGTTCGGCTTTCAGAATACGACCTGCCAAATCATCCTCATGCCATCGGGTCATAATGAATAATTGCCGTGAATGGTTATGGAGTCGAGTTGTCAGAACGGTATTATACCAATCCCAAACCTTTTGACGGTACGTTACCGAGTTGGCTTCATTCGCATCCTTTACAGGGTCATCAATGATGGCAATGTCAACAGGCGTACCCGTAAGAGAGCCGCCCACACCTACCGCCTTGTAAAAGCCACGGTGTCCTACGGTCTCAAACATATCCACGTTACGCAACACTCCCTTAACGCTATCCCTCTGACTTGTTCCATTGAGGTATGTGTCGGGGAATATTGATTGATACTCCTTACTATCAATAGTCCTTTGGATGGAGCGAGAGAATTGTTCCGCAAGGTCTGACGAATAGGAACTACCGACAATTTTCATGTCTGGGTTCTTGCCCAATACCCACGCAGGGAAGTTACGAGAGATGATTTCGGACTTTCCATGCTGAGGTGGCATGAATACCATCAAGTTCTTAATCTTACCCTCATAGAGCATTTGGCAGTGGTCAGCAACCAACTTATGAAACCACTCCAATTCATACTTCGGGTTTGAGTAACCGAGGAAATGCGAAAAAGAGATTGGAGCTTCGAGCCGTAGCTTTTCCTGCCTCAATCTCATCAATTTCTTTCTATTCTCGATTACTGATGATTTCATGTTTCTTCCTGTTTATCCAACTTTTCAAGACGCTCGATTTCTGCATTGATTTCGTCAAGCGTCATATCCTTATCGTCTTTCTTTAGAACATTGTCAATGCGTTGTCTCTGCTGATAATGTTCGGGGTCGAGGTTTGTGAGTAAGAAGATGGCAGCACCTACATTTGGCTGGAAATAGACCTTTTTCTTCTTCATCTTGGTGATGTGTGGCAAGTTTGGATTACTCGCATTCGGTTTGTATTCCGTTTCGGTCTCCTCACGTTCATAGCCTTTTGCCACCATTGCAAGAGATGCGGCGAGGTCATGGGTTAGATTGGTCTTGAAGACCTCTCGCCCACGTTTGATAGTTTCCTTGAAATCTTCCTTTTTGAGCCAATTCCGATAGGTCTTATCGTTGATACCCATCTCCTTGCAAAAGTCTTTCAACTTTGCACCTCCATACTCAATTAGTCCGTGTTCTGAAATCCAATCCTCAATTTCAGCCAATTTCGATGTACTATAC